GAAGCCCGTGTCGACTTTGTCGATCGTATCAAGGGCAAGGGACCGTACAAGTGGAAGAAGAAGAACGCTCCGATCACCGACTGGTCTCGAGAGATGGGCCAGCCAGCCTTGATGAAGAACTTTGACCGTGAAGTTCCTCTAATGGGTGAGGACAACGCCTTCTGGTGTAAAGTGGTCTCCACAGGGGCCATCTTCGTCCTCGACATTGGTGAGGCACACATCGTTGTACCCCCACCTCCATCTGGCATCTCTAAGTCGATCGCCAAAGCGCACAGGCTGACCTTCAAGGAAGCTGAACTTATCCAACTCGAGGACGGTATCTCACGGCGTATCATTACGATGGGGTACACCGTTTGCAAGCTTATCTCCGGGACACGAGTTCCTTCTCAACACTGTCCCGGTCCACCTTCACCAACTGGTGGCAATGCTATGGACTGGGTGGTCCAGAAGCAGGTCAGCGGCACGTGGGGCGTTGACATCGCCGGGACAGATCGAGTTGTCAAGAAGCTGAACAATAGCGGCTTCCCGGAAGTGCTCTGGCGAGGAGTTGCAAGCCACTATCCCAACCACGCACACACGTCAGGCAACCCAAAGAGGAGTGGGTGGCCAGCCTGCCTGTGAGCTGATAAGTATAGGGACCGGGCAAGCCCCTGAGAGGGAAGGAGGTAACACCCGGTCCCTATACACCTTGAAGCTATTCGGCTACCTTGCCGTTCTCCAGCGCCTTCGCCTTCTCATGCTTCATAGACGCTCCTGCACTGAGATTGTCGAACAGCTCATGGGCGAACCCAGCTGCTCCTCCGGCAAGCACACCAGTGAGCACCTGTCCTGCAACGCCCGTCAAACGGGACGACTCACCAGCTAATGCAGGTACCAGTGCGAGGATCGCTGCACTGAGGTCGATCCCCCAGCCGACGCAGTAGATGATACCGATCAGGAACGCTGCAACGTTCCAGGTCGCAGGCGGCAACGAGTCATCCCTGTCAATCACGTTCCTAACCAGATCAACTGACTTCGTGACGACTGCACCTAGTGCTAGAACTGCTGCAAGCACTGCTGCAAAGTCCATGTTTCACCTCCCTTCAGTTCCCGGTTGAGCCCAAAACCTGGACTCCAAGTAAGACCAAACTAATTGCAAAGCTTAGTCCTGCTGCAATGAGGACATACTTGATCTGCTTCCGTTGAGACTCAATCTTCTCAGAGTTCTGCTGACGCAACGTGTCAAGTGCAGTTTGACGAACTGCTTCTGTCTTCAGTGAGTCTACGTCAGATACTAGGCTCTTGAAGGTCTCAGAGGTAATCCCATCCGACTTCAAAGTTTCAACATCCGACTTGAGAGTCTTCAGGCTCTCGTCCAACCGAGAGGCGAACGGTGCACCACCACTCTCCAGTCTATCGAGTCGATCCGCAATGACCTTATTACGCTCGTCGACGTTGTTTGCCGCTTCAGCCACTCTGCTTTCAAGCGTCTCACGAGCGAACGTCAGCAGTTGCTGTTCGGATATATGCTGCTCGTCATGACTCTCGTGTTCAGCATCGTGAGCACGTCGGCGTTCACGGAGCACGGTAAGGAAGAAGTCCTTGTCAGTAGTGTACCCTAGCGGAGCCCTCCGATCTCCGCCGGGGGATTGATCATGCTCGTGCCCGTTTCCGTCCTCGTGCGTCACCTTCCCTACTCCTCCTTCTTCAACTTCAGCTTGTCTGCTATCTTCAACTTCAGTAGCTCTTTGTTCTGATTGATCTTTTCTTGCTTCTCCTTCTCTTCCTTCTCCCGTTTCACCTTCTCTTTGGCCATCTCAGCGGGGTCGTCAGGACGATGACCAACCTTCTTCAGGTGCTCCTTGAACAGTGCCTCTTGTGAACCTATTGGGTCGATAGCCACGACAGTTCCTCGATTGTCCGTTTCGATATCGAGATCGTGTTCAAGAAGGAGGTTCTCTAGCTGGTCTCTCGCCTCATCCGGGATGGTCATATCCTCAGGGATGTAGGCGATGCCAAAGTACCTCAGTGCTTCTCGCGCTGACATGAAGTCTGTCATTCCCTGAACGCCTCTTGGAGCTTCGCCTCAGTTTGGTTCAGTGCGTTCGTACGAGTTGCAGGAGTTATCGTGTCTAGCCATGCCCGATAGAAATCCCGAGCCGCAGTCTCTATTGCAAGAAGTCGGGGCTCGGCCCTCTCAGCCCGATCCCTCCAGTACTGCATCTCTAACCTCAATTCGTCTGCACTCATCTCCCTCTCCTAGGTCTTGATGATGAAGTGCACTCGAAGGTGCCCGTGCTGCTTGTGCCCACTCGGTGCCCCAGATTCGTCGATGGTAATAGGACTGCCTCCGGTATCCGTAGGTCCAGCATCCCACGATGTACCATCGAACCTCGAGCCACCTGTAAGCGAGTCCTGGTAGATAGATGCAAAGTCTGCGTGTTCGACAAAGGTGTCCTCGTGGTTGACATGAGCTGTCTGTCCGAACCCTCCAGTGAACGGTGATCCAGGGCTCCTACGTGAACCCTGAGTAATGCCATGCGAGTGATCACCTCCATTGTTAGTGAAGCCGTTGACAAAGTGATTATGGCCAGGGCCAGCAGCATTGTTGGCTCCTGTGGCTCGTGTGACGGTATCGCTAGCCGGGTTGGTATTTACGCTGAAAAAGTGATCATGAGGCGTCGCGTTGCCTTCACTGCCTCCACCACCGTCGTCAGAATGGTCTTTGCGCCTTCTCTTGTGATGGTGCTTGTGTCTATGACCCTGATGCGAACCATGACCATCCTGACGCTCACCTTCGACCTGGTTCTCGTTCTCCCCAAGGCTCTGACCAGCCCCTACTCCTCGGGGGTGCCGACGTCTAAAGTCTGGGACGGCGAAGTTCACTCCGCTCCCACCGTACGTATAACCAATCTCAGCGAACAGAGCAGGATACAATGACGTTGCATAGAGTGTTCCATTAGCTCGAAGCCATCCTGTAGGAGTGTTCGGGCCGGCGTGCTTCTTGATCGTGCCTGGAGTATCCGCATCGAACTCATCGCCCTCAACACCATTCAGAAGCTGACCAGAAGCACTTGGCTGCCACGGGCCCCTGTCGCCCTCACCATCCACAGTCCTGAGGCGAATGAAATGGTTCACATCCCAGTCAGTCCTCGGAACCAGGTATCTGTAGACTCCATGACCGGCAGACTTCATATGCTTCTCGGTGATGGTGCTGAACGCGCTGCTCTTGGCGATCTGAAGCTCGATCTTCTTGATGTCATTATTGATGTCGGTAGCATCCTCAGGTGCCTCCCAGACAACACCACGACGCTTCTTGAGGTCGATATACCTCATGATGGTCACTTGCGGAGGAGTGTCTGAGGCGATGCTCACGCCAGATGTTGAAGGGAACCAAGTAGTCCAGTCTCCCCTTCGGTTCCAGCGGTCGACTGATCTCATCTTGACACGGTACTTATGACGACGGTGGACACGGCGGAATGTGAACTTACCGGTAGTCGGCCCATCGTCTTCATCGCTGTCCACGTCCTCAATGGTTCCCTTGTCGAGCAACCGCCAGGCCCCTGTTCCTCCGATCTGTATCTGAGCCTTCCAGATATAGCGAGCCATGTCATCTTCTTTGTCACCACCTGGTACATCCCAGTTCTGAACGTTGTTGAATTGGACACGAGCTTCGTACTTTGTCTCCCTGGCACCGTTGTCCTTGAAGAACGACAGGTCTGTGATGACAGGTGCTGGAGGCTTTGGCAGTGCCTCCTGGAAAGGCAAGACAGGATCTGTCCAAGCGGTCCAATCAGACTTCCTGTGGTGCTTGTCTTGGATACGTGCCCTACCCTGAACATACCATTGCTTTGGCTTGGGTAGGTCCTTCCAGGCGACATGTGGCTCATCATTGTCGGAGTCGAACACTTCTTTGGCGTCTATGCGTTTTGTATGAATCACCACCTTACTAGGTGGGTGCTCCGTGTCAAAGTCGTACTCCTGAGGTACACCTGCACCGTTGACAAACCTCATCTGGAAGATGTACTTATCGATGTCAGCCTGACAGGTGTTAGGAGTGAGAGGGTCACACCTCAGGATCGCCCTGAACTCAAGACGAGTCTTGACCTCGTGCACTCGGATCATAACATGCATGTTGACGGGGGGTAGAGGCTTCTCATCAGGGTCATACGGCTTCGTTCGATCGAACTTGGACGAGTCCCTGCCAATCTTTCCTAGCGTCTTCTGCAGCCCTGGGGGCTGGTATTCTGACCCTACAACGGTTGTGCTCATGGTGCTGTCCTTTCGTCGAAGTGAATCGTTGAGACCTCAACTCCTGTCTGGTCTAGATGCACCTCATACGCAGAGATGCGGAACGTTCCACTGATATTGAAGTATCCTGCACTTGCAAGTAGCGGGAACCTATCGCCAACACTGTATGTTCCAACTACGGGTGTGGCACCTACAACGGCAAGACTGATCTGTGGCTGTCGAGTCGACTTCTTGTGTTGGTTCAAGAATCGTGTTGTCTTCTGTACCATAGTGTTGTAGTGTTTGATGTCACCGAACTCCTCAGCAGTCTGTCGCAGACCGTAGTCTGCTAGTGCAGTGGCATCAGAAACAACGGCAATGCAGGTAGCCTTACCTTCGCCCCCACCTATACCGTGCACTTCAGAAGCCACTTCACTTGCGTCACGCAGCTGCTGGATAGTGTTCATATTGGTATCTAGTTGAAGAGTAGTACCTGAGAGAACTCCACGTCGGGGATAGTACATATGGAACACCTTGTTAGGAGCGATGTCGAAGTCAAAGCCGCCGTTCATCTCAGCTATCTCTCGGATAACTTCACCGATGACTCGGCGTTCCCAGTATCTGTACTTGAGTGTTCGAGTCACACCTGAGTTTGCTTCCGGTCCGCGTGTGATACCAAGATTACCTTCTGTCTTGTTCTGAGTGAAGTTGATTAGCTCCCAGGCGACGTTCATCTGCTCTTGATCGCTAAACTGCTTATCCTCATCGATCAGGCGGTGGTCCAGCATGCTAGCCCAGCCACTACACGATAGCCGAACCATCATGTCGCTAGTAGACCCCTCTGCTGACCAGAGGTAGCCTGCCCACACTAGCACCCCGTCTCGCCTAATGTAGACTTCTCTTTCCCCCTCGGTAAAGTTGGCAACTGTAGCTTCAGGCCTCCACGCATCGATCATTATCTCAGCCCAGTTCGGCCCGTCGATTGTGAACCCGTACTGTAGGTCGTCAAACGGTACACTTGCTATGACGGTAGCTCCTCCATTCACAGTCAGTTGTGTCAACTCTACCTCGTAGAGGGGAACGCCAACGATTGGCGGCTGTGGCTTTTGTGGAATAATGGCGAAAGCAAAGTCTGTTTCTGTAGCCATGCTGACGAACTTGCCCTTCTTGCCAAGTATGCTGAAGGCTGTGTTTGTCTCAGTTACAAGACCGATTGCCTTTGTTCGCATAGGAACGATCGGAAATGCTGTGTCCGTTTCAGTAACAAGTTTGATGCCTGGAAATGATGTCGCTTCGTTCGTCTCAGTCGCTAGACCTAAGACGACGGTGTGGCCAGGTGCAACAGAGAAGGCCGTGTTTGTTTCTGTAGCCATTCCCAACAAGACAATAGTGGCGGTTGTTGTCTTAGGGCCAGGATGGATGAAGATTGCCTGCTTTCGTTTGGCTCGTCCTAGGCGTGCCATCTTACCACCTTGAAGCTCTGTGGAGAGCCTTCGGCTTTACTACGTGGATGGTGGGAGGTTTGACTTCGTAGAAAGACATGTAGGCAGAACCTACAAAGGCTCCGACCGGATTTGCACGGTTGATGATGTCGCCTGTACTTCCGATGACGGCTTCGAAGATTTTATACGCAACTGTTAGTACCAGATCGCTTCCTGCTGTGTTTCGCCATTGTGTCACAGAACCAGGATTTATCCAACCTGCGGATTGAAGGGAAAACGTATGCAGAACGTCCCGGTGCCATTCTGTAAGAGCAACAGTTTGATATCTTCGAGTGGTCTGGGTAGGGAAGGGACAGTCACCGTTTACATCATCGTCAATGAAGGTGAAGATCTGATCTTCAGCTGCCCACTCTAGTGACTGAAATGAGGGACGGAAAACAAACATGGCACCTGTGATGGCATCTGCCGAGCCACGATTTGAATCAAGTAGAAGATCCGATGACGAAGGCATAAAGAACGTCTGAGAGCTGCCAGGGGCAAAACTGATTGCGTCAATAAAGTGCTCTTCGCTTGTAGCCGGTGCGTTTACGATAGCCCTCACAGAAGCGTATCGTGCCTCAGTGGGTGCTATAGCTGTAATGAAGGCCTTTGTGTAACTGCCCGACACATCAGTAACACTGCTGCCGAGATCAAGAGTTAGGAAGTTTCCGTTGGCATCAAACCACGCAATTGAGGCGAAACAAGTACGGCTTGTCACCGCAGTACGAAAGTGGATGATTCCAGTGTATGTACGACCCGCCTTGACTCGGAGGCCCGATAACCCCTCGGACGTAGCCGCATCCATTTCAGCTTCGACACCGCTCGTACAGGTCAGGCGAAGTACGTTCGCTCCATTCACCGCGAGGCCATCTGCGACTCTCGCAATGGTAGAGTTGAACTGTGCAATCCAACCAGTTGTGTCAGTCTCAAGGCTGGCTTGATTCGCAGTGAGCCACTGTCCACGCCATGTCCCATCGAAGGTACATGCCCAGCGCTGCAGTGTACATCCGGAGCCTAAAACCTGACCTCCGATAGCATCCCATTCCTGACCACCTCCATTTTCAATTGCCCAGTTGACAAGGCCGGTCCCTTCTCGGAAGAGACCCATCGTCATAACGAGGTCACCAGCGAGCATCGATGCAGGAGGAGTCAGGGTAACGGTTTCTGCACTTAGTGAACCATTATCTGCAGGGTTCACTGTGAGACCGAAGAACGACGTTGCTCCAGACGGTGGGGGCGGTGGTGGTACGGTTCCTGCGACCGTCCAATCGACATACTTGATTGTGCCGCTGCCTTCACCGCCGCCACCATCGTTGATGAAGACGGCCATGACGAGTGCACCGCCGTTAGCAACCGAGTGCTGGAACACATTGCTAATGATCGCATCGACCGACACTACTGCATCGAACTTCTGCACGTCAGTTCCGTATGCTGAGCCGTCCTGACTTATGTCGTACCACAAGTTGAGGTTTGTGAGGTCGGAGTAGGCGGCATGGATGTCAACATCCCAGACAGCGATGGACGCGGTCGGAGCGCCCGACCCCGCTCGGTTGTTCGGAATACTGACGTCTGAGATCTGGCGCTCAGTCTGAAGTACCCCTCCTATGATCCGACGCTCCCACATTGCGTTGCTGCGTCGGTAGAACGCAACGATGACTTCGACGCCGTTGTCATCGAAGTAGTACGCCTGCGGGACCGCCTTCTCCGAAGGAGCCGTTCCGGTCGCATTGAATTGCGTCCTACCAGAGAGCGAGCCGCCACTCGTAAGCGTTTTGTAGTAGAGCAGGTCGTTCGTGTCGTCGTGGTAGATGATGTACGCGAGGTCGCTCGCTCCTATCACCACGATGGCCGACGACCAGTATATAGACGCAGTCGTGTCGAGGATGGTCTCAGCGGACCACACACCGCCGGTGTCGCGCACGCGATACCCTTGTCGGCTGAAGCCACCCGACGGATCGGTCGTGTACGTGCAGACGATCGAGCCGTCCGAGCGAACGCCGAGCGAGACGTCCTGGTCAGTCGGGCTCACCGACGCCGTGTGGATCACCTGGGCACTGACACCCCAGGTATCTGGTGACCCGTGGTCGGACGTTCTGAACGTGTGGTACCTAACGGTGCCGCTCCCGGTGAAAGTAGTGATGTGCAGCGTGTTCCCGACCTGCTCCATGTCACCGGCCTCGAAGTCGTCAACGGGCGGTCTGTTCGCTTCGTCCATGATGGTCCACTGCTTGCCCCCGTCCGTAGACTTGAGCATCGCTATCTCATCTGCGACACCCATCGTGCCATACTCTCCGAGGTAATACAGGTTGCCGTTCGTGTCCTTGTATGGTCCCAGGCGTTTCGGGGTCTCGCACATAGACCCGCCGATGAGCCCATCGGGCACATTCAGCGTGATGAGCGGAATCACGTACGTCCCTGCGAACACAGTTCCGCCTGATTCAACAATCCGGTACTCGAACGTGTCACCATCCACGTTGCGGCCACGTATCGTACCGTTGTTCCACATCACGCGTATCCGGATAGTCCACTCGTATTCAGTGTGCTGGTTGTTGATTGTGACTGCTGGTGTCAAGTTGTCCTCAAGCCCTACTCCTGCGGTGAACGCCAATCCAGATCCAACGAGCAGGTTCGTGGTTGCGTCGTTGTCGACGTACAACGCCGAGGCGACGATCTCGGTGGTGCCCATCGATGTCGGAGGTACGACCGCATTGACCGGCACGTCGGTCCAGGTCCCACCATTTCGGCGGTACTGAAGCTTGAACGTCTTCGAACCTTCATTTATTGTCGATGCAACTTCAAACCGGATACGGAAGAGTTTCTCAGCGTCAATGGTTACATTTGTATCGAGTGCTCCTGCCCAGCCAGCATCAACGTTCAGACCTTGAGTGTCGTCTGAACGCACACGGAAATGTGGTTGGTCAAGAGCCATAGTGGTCCCTTACATCATCCGTCGAACAGCTTCGTATTGGACGTATTGTAGATGGCAGGATCGCCTGCGACCAACTCAACGATCCACAGGGCCGCGCCGATGTTATAGTCCCTGTCCACGTTGATGGTTCGACGAGTCGGCTTACACTTGATCCGCCGATCAGAACCAGTTCCCAATCGGTAGTCCAAGTCTAAGTCGGTACCCTGGTTATCAAACGCTGTCCGCCAGGAGTTGATGAGTGCCTCCAGATCGTTTGGACTGCCACTGGTTGGGATGATATCACCATTGATGATGACGTGGCGCTCTGCATAGAAGGCGGCAAACGTGAAGGACCCGTCTGCCGCAACCTTCGGACGAACATCTGCTTTCGCCTCAGGAGGCTCTAGGCCCGTAATCGACAGAACTCCAATCTGAAGGTCGGCCCCGAAGACGAGACCGTTATACGACAGCTCCCAAGGGTTTAGTGGCATCTCACATCCATTGTGCCGACCTTATGACCCAGTCAACCTCACGCATCAAGTCTTTGTTGTCTATGTTCGCCTTGTTAGGTGTGACGGTGACGTTGATGTTAGGCCTATCTGGAGACGGCCCCGGATTTCCACCACCGGTGTTACTACCACCGCCACCTCCTCCGCGTTTAGGAATGTGACGCCCGTGACCCCCACCGACAGGAGCGGCATTGACAGCTTCATTGAAGGCTCGCTGTGCTCCAGCCGCAGCAGCTAGCTTCTGAGCCATTAGTGATGCCTGCTCTGCATATGCATTAGCAGGGGAAATCAGGTTCTTGAGAGGTCCGAGAGTTTCATTGAGAGAGCGGTTCAGAGCTTTCTGAGCCAGAACATGAGCTCGGACCTTCTGCGCCATGTCCTCTGCTCTTTCTGCTGCTGCTTGTTCAGGTGTTGCCAGGTTCCTGAGTACGCCGAGATGCTCACCTTGTAGTCTATTCAGGATCTTTATAGCACCATTTAGATCACCCACGGCTGCTAGGTTCAGAACCTGCTTCAGGGTCAGATCACTTACGTGGCCTCTGAGGAGCTCGACTCCCCTGGCCTCTCGCATGAGCACCTCTGTCTGCTTCCTATTGAGACCAGTGTTCCATATCAGAGTCTGACCGAACGTTCGTAGTCTGTCATCCCCCTCAGCTATCCCGTCAGCCCAGTCAAATAGATTCTGTCGTTGTCGATCGAGGTGTTCTGCGTTTCGGTCGAAGGCGTCTTCGATGCCCTGCATCTCGCCCTTCCAACGAGCATATTCAGGAAACTCCCAGAACTTGAGTCGATCCCAGAAGGAGAGCTCCTGAAGTCGGTTGTTGAGTGTGTTGAACCTTTCTGTCGCTTTGGTTATCGCTTGCTCACTTCCGGTCTTTAGCATCTGGAAGAACGCCTGGCCCTTCTCCCGTCCCTCACGGAAGGCGTTCACGACTTCGAGTATGCCAAGCGCGAGTGCTACCCAACCGAGCCTCCTGAGTACCATCCCCAGACCAGACATAATACCCTTGAAGGTGAGAGCTGCAGTTCCCACTGTTTGAAAACTGACAACAAGGTTGATAAGGCGAGCACCAACGTTGATGGCAAGCGTCCTACCCAGAGTCACAAGGGCAACCGTAAGCGCTGCAATTGCAAGAAGCGCAACATGTTTGATTGTACCCCAGTTACGAATCCACCAGTCTTTGAGCTCATCCCAGTGAGTGAAGATCAGGATGGCTGCACCAATAAGTGCAGCTGCTATGAGACCTCCAGCGAGACCGAGGCCTCCAAGGATCTTGATGAAGCCAAGTACACCGATGCCTGCGAACTTGAGTAGCGAGGCAAATAGGAGTATGCCTCCACCGATCTTGGCAATCGCTCCGAAGAACACAGCGAGTGCTCCGACAGCAAGAAGGATCTTGACTATCAATTCCTTGGTACCCTGATCCCACCCATCGATCCAGTCGAGTACACGCTTTCCGACCTTGACAAGGTCAAGGATCACGGGAAGGAAGAGGTTTCGTAGGTCACGACGCAATGAGTCCCACTTGTTCCGGAGTATCTCGATCTGAACTGCGGGAGTCTTGCGCATGATGTCCCAGGCGCCCTTGAAGTAACCTACGAGGTCCTTTCGTGTCAGGGCATCGATGTTATGAGTCAGCGCCTTGAACTGAGGAACGGCTAGCCTGAAGAACCTGTTTGCCTGAATTGAACCCGCACCGAACATATCCTCGAATGCGTCAACCTGTTCCTGAGTCGTCATGTCCTTCATTGCCAGACCCATGTCTGTAATAATGTCACCGAGTTGTCGGAAGTTGCCAGTTGCCTTGTCGAAGGTTTGTACACCAAGGACTTTTTGAACATCCTGGTAGTGCCTTGACAGTTGGTCAAGTGCCCTCGAGACAGAGATAGTTGCCTGAGCCTGAGTTCTGCCTCGCTTAGTTAGGAAGTCGACTGCACCAGCCGTAGTCTGTAAGGACTGGTCCATTGACTTAGCTGCAGAGACGACGTTGCCCCAGGCCGAGATCAGCTCTTCAAATGTACCGGTCGACTGCTGCACCTGCTTGAACAGAAGGTCCAAGATGTTCCGTGTGTCATCGGCCTCCAGACCGAAGGCGTTCATGATCTGGATGACGCCCCGGGTAGTGGTACGAACATCAGTTCCACCTGCTGTTGCCGCTTTCGAGAAGAGCTCTACCATGCTGATGGCGTCTTTGTAGTTGACCTCGACGCTCGAGAAGATGTCGAACAGACCTTCGGCTACCTCAGTCGAGGAGACTGCAACATCTCCCATGACGTCATTAGCAGCTTCTTGGAACTTCCTCAGTTGTGTCTCACCGAGTCGTGCCTGTGTTTGCACAAGACTCATGCTCTTGTCGAACTCGATGCCTAACCGAGCGGTGTCCCCTACAGCATCGAAGATGGCCATGCCGAACCTTGTGAGCATGCCGCCTGCTTTTTGCAACGCAAGGCCGAGAGCAAAGACCTGGTAACCGGCAAAGCGACTTTGGGTCCCTACGGCCCCAACCGCGTTACCAACGCCTTGGATAGCCTGAGAGGCCTGGTCACGTGCCTGAATGACCAGAAGCCACTCCCTCATGCCCATAGGCATGTTACGAAGCCTCCTCGCTAACGCGTCGCATAGGCAGCTGCCTTCTTCTTTGCTCTAGCAGCACTTTCTTCTCGCTCCATCTGCATCTTCTGGGCCATCTGTTGAGCCTCTGCAACTATCTGCAGTCGCCTGACCCAAAGCGGGTCTTGATCGAAAAGCCCTCCAGCAGCCGGCAAGATGTTCATCGTTAGGCACATTCCTGCGACCTCGATGATTGTAGCTATGTCTGGGTCTTCGATCCGTTTTCCGTGTCCGAGGGCAAGCCAGACTTGACGGGTAAAGGGGTCTCATCATCCGGCAGGTTCAGTTCAGTGATGTACCCTTCAATCTCCAAGGCGATCTTCGGATCGAGTTTGCTGATGTCATTACGGTCCATCAGGTTGAGCTTACGACCCCCATCGTCTTCAAGGTTGTGCTCGATGACCATGTGAGAGAACTCGTACACGCGAACCTCTTCCTGCGACAGGTCGAGCTTCATGTCAATCGAGTCGGAGTCCCTCTTGAAAGGAGCAGTAACTCCCATCCCAAGGTTCCGACGCGCAAGCATCTCTCCATAGTTGAGCTTCCGGAGTACAACGTACCCCTCCGGAAGCTCTTTGAGGTTGAACTTCTGGCCCTGCTTACTTGCAGTTGCTTTTGGCATGCCCCTCTCCTTTCTGCATGCCCACCAGTATCACGTGATGCTGATTGCAGTCTTGACAACGATCGTGTAAGCGTCTGTTACCAAGGCAATGCTGTGCATGTTGATCGATGCACGAAGGATGTCACCGAAGCCCGACAGCGACACAGGGTACGTGTCAACGACACAGTTGTTCAGTTTGATCGACACTTCATCGCTGGATGCGTTGTTACTTCCCAAGACCTCCAGGACCTGGATGGTCTGGTTCTTGTAGACGTTGTAGTCAGTCGCGTTGTCGAAGTCCATGTCGTACGATGCAGTAACCTCTCGCTCACCCCAAGTAATGTAGGCAGCTCCACGAGTCCCATTCAAACGGTTCGCTGCAGTTCCGTTGTCATTGATCGTGATATTGAATGTGTCAACGTCGGGGCGTGGCGTCGCATCTGGGAACTCCAGAATGACCTTCCCAGGTGCATATGGAGTCGACGTAGGCCAAGTCGGAGTCAGCGTGGATTGCACAGCCTCATCGGACCCGACCACTGAGAACGTCCCGATCATGACGCCACTATCGACGGTGAACACCATCTGGGTGACAGAGCACCCAACGTAGCCGAATACAACACCGCTTCGCTGGCAGGAGATCGACAGTGTCTTCCGAACCGTAGCACCTGCACCTGTCGATGTCTTCGCAACACCAACCGGAGTGAAGGTGTACGTATACGGACCTGCACCTGTCTTGACGATTGCCACTCGAGCTGAATACAGCCAACGTAGGAGTTGGTCTGCCGTCAGCTCGAACTCAACATCGCCCTCGACGTGCTTGTAACCCTGCAGAGCACCTGTTCGGTCAGCTGTTCCTCGAATGTTCAGCCGGTAGTACTTGTCCTCCATGAGCTCCAGAGTCTCACTCCGAAGAGGAATGAAGTCGGTCGGGGCGAGATAGGTGTTTTGGGTCGTCTCGAAGGCAACACCAACTACACCTTGACCAGCAACCTCAAGGGTCAACTTGTCTCACCCCCCTCCGCCACTTCGGCCGTAACAACAACTGGTGCCACGTACGCTTCTTCGACCGGTTCAGGATAGACGTAACCGGGCATCTCGGTGTTCAGCTCTGTCTCAGGTTGACTTGACTTCTCGACGGTAATGCCGTGAGCATTCTTGAGGAACTCCGCCTGCTCGTCGCTAAGTTCAGCGACAACGTGGGTCTTGTTCTTGATCAGGCCCACAGGGGGCACCTCAAAGAGTACATCGTCCATGGCGTCTGGTCTGTCTAGGCTCACTTTGTACTTGCCCACTAACCTTCACCCCCTTCTAGAACCCCTCACGACTGAGGCCGTCCCACGTGAGCCTGGTTGCACGTATCATCTCACTTTCCCGGAATCTTACTCCGGGGTCGATATTACTGACGTATCCGAAGATGACAAGACCACCGAGAGTGAGGTCCTCATGAAGCTTCGCCTCTACTAGCTCGGACAACTCTTCGGACTCCTTCTTGTTGATCTCAGTCGACTGAATCTTGCCGTGTTCCAGCATCATCAGGACTGTGAATTGGATCTCGAACCGGTGTGTTGAGTTCCCGCCTCGGGCCTTGCGACCTGACTCTACAGAGATTGCAGGGAACTCGGGGATCAACTGTTGGAAGCCGTAGAAGACACCCTTGATAGTGAGCTCGTCTGCTGACTCGGTGAGGATATCGACGATACGCTGCGTGATGACTGGCGCTCGCCATTCGAGGGTTCCTATCTGCACTAAGACCACTCCGGACCGCTGATGAAGTCAAGGAACAACTCCCCCATCTCATCCTGAGCAGCTTCGGAAATGTAGGTGTAGTCACGTTGAGGCATCTTGGAAGTTCCTTCGACGTGGTAGCCTCCGTAGCCTGTGGGGTCTTGAAGAACGGCAACGACGTCTTGTCCGCTTCCGCCGATAGCCCAGCTATTGGGATCGACAGCTCCTTTTCGAAGAGCGCCTGTCCGCTGTAGGATCTTCACAGCACTAGCGAACCCTGAGAAGATACGATCCTGGAACTCTGAAGTACCTTCTCGGAAGCTCTCTGTGCCTCCTACGCCTCCGATGTCACCCATGACACGGGTTCGAATTGTCCCCGGGGCTAGTGGAGTCCAGTGGCTTGGGCGACCCTCTACTTCAAAGTTCAGGTCGATCTCAGTCGCTGCGATCTCAGTTGCTTCTCGCATCGGCTCTTCAAGTTGCTGAGCCCTCTCTGCCGCAGAGAAGAAGGCCTGAGCAACGATTGCCGGCTGAGGAATCCAGACGACTTCGATGCCAAGCCTGATAGGCACTTAGAACACCTCGTCCATGTTGAAGAACCTCAGAGGGTCACCTTCCTCGACACCGACTAGTAAGGAGCCTGTCTCGACAACTGTGGTGTCATTAGGCCAGAAGTCTCCTTCGCCAAAGGTCAGTTCGCTTACGAGGTCATCACCGGTAGTAGGATCGATGAGGCTAGCATTCCCTGAGCGCAATGCATCTAGAAGACGCATTGCACGATCTTCTAGACCCTGAGCGAAGGTACTCGGAGTCATTGTCTCCTCCGAGTACCTTCGCTGGTACCTGTACGCTGCCATCAGAAGGCTGACGATGGTTCTCACTAGGTCAGGTACAGCCTCTGCTGGAGGCACAAGTGGGTCTGTAGTTGTCCAGAGAAGGACGTGGTCTGGATAGAGATCGATCAAAGCTGCCTTGGTGATTGTTTCGGCCTCTGAGCGCTCCGGCTCCGCGTCCTCTTCATTTTCGAAGCGGATCTTGGTTCCGTCGAGCCAGCTATTGGCATCGGAGTAGAGCGCTAGAGTCATTAGGAACTACCCCCCGCTGACTTTGAAGGGCCAACCTTCGGAGCCTCTTCGACCTTCGGGGGCTCCGGTTCTGGCTCAGGAGCAGCCTCCGGCTCAGGAACAGTAACAGCTGCTCCCTCGCCTTCGATTGCTCCAGCTGCCTTCAAGGAGGCAATCGTCTCAGCGTCCAGCCCTTCGGGGATCTCCTCCCCAGGCTGGACCGACTTGCCACCTCCCAGAAGGATCACAATTGCTGCCTTCATCAGCTCCCCTCTCAGGCTAGGACCTTAGCAGCCCTAAGAGCTGCCAGGATGGTGTTCAGCTTTGCCTTGATCTCGTTGATCAGAGTCTGTTCTGCCGCACCGTATGTAGCATCTGCATCTGCAGTAGTGATTGTAGCGATAGACAGACTGAAGGTGGCCTGCTCCCGCGGACGCAAGAGGCCGTAGTAGATGTGCCGATTCGCTCCCCCGAACCCAGCTGCATTCAAAGCTGAGAGGGCGGAGTTGAGCTTGGCCTTCAACTCGTTGATGAGATCTGCCTCAGGCTGACCGTATACTGCATCTGTGTCAGCAGTAGCAGCCGCAGTAACGTTCGCCTGCAGGAGTCTGCCTGACTTAGAACCCCAGACAGACCCCTGCTTGACGACCGTCCCGTTGATGATGTTAGCAGAGCGAAGGGCAGTCAACATGGAGTTGATCTTACCCTTCATGCTGTTCACCAGAGTGGACTCAGCAGCAGCCCAAGCTCCTGTGGCGTCCGTGTTTGCTTCGTCAGTCACATTGGTCTGATAGAATTGGAACTTTCGGTGCCCGAAGATGACAGGAGCTGCCATAGGATCATCCCCCTTATGTCAAGAGGTCCTTGAGCAGGTATCCTGCGCCGTTCGAGTCACCAGTGCCGTCGACGACAATGAGCTTGACATCGTAGCGGCGACGCACTCGGACAACATCCGAGGCTCGCCTCTCCTCGCGCCAACGCTCTGTGGCCATCACTGAGCCACCAGCACGCGAGTAACCCCACACGAACTCGTAACCGTACGCCGGGACCTTGCGGCCAGGACGTGGGGGAACGTAGGCAAGGACCATGTCGTCCAGCCAGAGGTACCCGAACGTCTCAGCCTGTCCGTAGACGCTGGTCACGACTCCAGCGCCTGCGCGCCGGAACTGCGGGATGCCAAGAACCTGCGAGATGAGATCGTCGTTGGCAATGCCAAGCTGTGAGTGCTTGATCCGCTCGATGAAGTCCGGGTGATCCTCGAGTGCCACTGCGGTGCTGTAACCCACGAGGGCAGTGTTCGGATCACGGAACAGCGCGTTGTGAATCGCCGTACGTCCAGTCTTCACGTCTGCGATCGGGTCGGACGTAGTGTAGTTGTTCCACTTGTTCGCTGGAGTTGCTGTGAAGCCAGATGCGTAGTTGGCTGTAGTGGTTGCGATGTCGACCATGATCTTCTCACGGTTCAAGAGAATCGTGTTGGTCACACGCTCGGTTGCGTCCATCGCGGGCTGAAGAGGCTGGTCTGCATTCTCGACCTCCTCATCAGGCACGACATCTTCGAGAGCGTGCTCTTCGGCGAAGTAGCCGTCACGTGAGAGAGTCATCGGTGGGAGCTCGTTGGCCTCCGACCCCGGAGCCCGGATGTCGTCAGTCACGCGCCCCCAGAGGTCGCGGTTGTACACGTAGTACCTGTCGGACTGCTTAGCAACTCCGACCTGTGGGAAGAGCATGCTCGCCACGAACTGGTCGGGGTTGTCGAAGCCAACGGAAATGTCCGTCAGCATCGAGTCCAGGTGGAGCAGTTGAGGATCTCCGTATGCCATTCTACTCCACCTCCCTTATGCCTTAGCCAACGTGAACACGTATGGCAGAAGCAGAACCGGGATCCAGTCACCCGCGTTAGCTGCAGCCTTGAGAGCCTTGCCCATTGCGAACTGCGTTGCAACACATGTCTGTGCGCGTCCGTTAGTCGACGGAGCAACGAAGTCGAAACGTGTGATTGCAGCAGCAGCCTCAACCCAGGCCACACCAAGCACCTGGACTGCGGTTGCCTTACCTGCAGCGAACTCGGAGGCTGAGATGTCAACCTTCGCAACCCCGATCGCCTGGTCTGTCACTGCCGTAACAGCAGCTACCGCCTGGTCACCTGACAGCTTCACGAAGCGAAGCTTGGTGATGGCAGTGGTCGCCTGATACGGGAGTTCCAGGACTCCTGTGTCTGCACCGGCCAACTATCTCACCCCCCTGCTTCCACTTCGATCCGCTGAGTTGCCTTACGGTACCCCTCAGCAAGCTGAGGGTTCTTCTTGGCCGTCTCCCTGACTGCCTCTTCAAGAGACATGTCCGGGTTCTCCTTACGGACTGCGGCGAGAGCCACGGTGAACTCTTCTCCCTCATCCCCAAGGACAACGGCCGCGGAGCCGATTTCCTGAGACATCACGAAACCGACCTCGAGAAGACCATCGATGAACTCGTCGAACTTCTTCCGCCCACTGGGCGGCAGAGTCCCACGGACCTCGGTGATCAGCTCGTCAAGAGCCGGAGGAATACCTCCGAAGTCGCCGCCACGGTGCCAGTCACCCAGCCTGTGGCTAAGCTGCTCTTGGGCCAGAGCCTTCTTGGTCTCCTCGAGGATCTTGTACTCCTCGGGGAACTGCTTCTGCATCTGGCGCATCCTCTGACCCTCTGGGGGTCGGATGGACTTCGCCTTCTCAAGCAGGTCCTCCTTCGAGCTCTCCTTCGGCAGGCCAAAGGCCTCAGTCAGTTCGGAGAACGTCACGACGTCCTCCCGCTCCTTGGGAGCAGGTGGATCGCCGGGCTTCGGAGCAGGTTCCGTGAACTTCTTCGTCATCTCGTCCAGGATCTGCTCTTCGGTCGCGTCCTCCTTCAGACCGAGCCTTTCGGCAAGCTTCTTGAGAAACTCTTCCATGTCACCTCCTTACGATAGACAGGATCCGCCGGGCAGTGAGTTCGTCCATGAACTCGTCCGCCTTCACTGTTGCCGGCAGACAGGATGTGAAGCCTTTGCGCTTGGCGATTGAAATGATCTTGGATCGAACGGCACCCCTGTTCTGTTTTGTCAATCCCAGAGCGTGGAAAGCAGCCTTCACGTCCTCGCACTTCTGGATCGGGAAGGATGTTCCTGCTCCGGCGAAGTCGCTGCTTGGCATCTTCTTGCGAGCGCTGACTGGAATGTCTCTGAACTCTCTGATACTGAGTTCAACTGGGTCAATGTATTCTGGATTGCTCTCTTCCATGAGGGCGTGTGCGAACATCTCCTTGTGCATTGGCTTGAAGAAGTCACTTGTCCAGTCAGCGCCGATCTTGCCATCGACGACCATGCAGCTATTTGAGTTTGGTTGGAAGAAGGCACAGTTCGCGCATCGATACATTGAGTCCTGAGCCATTCTGTATCGAGCATCCTCAGGGTCGTATTTGCCTTCAGGTTGTTCGAATGCGCCGTCGTCGAGTTCTGCAAAGTTGATTGGAGACAAACCCTTCATGAAGGGACGGTTTGTGAGTGCAGCTCCGAAGAGGACGTCTTCGTAACACGACCCCTGAGCATCGCACCAGTCGTCATCGTACTCGATCGACATGTACTTCCACGCGCCGTCCTTTACTTCCTTCAAGGCCTCGCCGGTCCATGATACCTGTCCCCACATGCCATCACTGCGCTGGTCAAGACTGATTAGCCAACCAGCTGCTTTTGTTCCTTTGGCCTGATCATGCTTGTGGGCGTAATCGATGTCCAGCATGATGCCTCGAACGTTCTTCCGGAAGTTCTTCACGAAGTTGCTGATCTTGTCCTTGGTCATGTTGATCTGACCAAAGACAGGATGGTCGAAGCTGCCGTAGCGGAGAAGGTGAACCCAGGTCTTTTTGTCCTCTGCTAGTCCGATGTCAGCTAGGTCAATGACGAACCCCATATGACCATCGCTCATGACCGCAGAGTTGCAAATCGCGTAAGCAGCCGACTGCCTCTTCTTCTCGTCCGGCCACTTCGTCTTGTTGGCAGGCTTCGCCATGAAGCTCTGCACGCAGGATTCTACCTTAGGTGGCATCTACACCTCCTTCCGATCCCGCGTCCAACCTGCCGTTGAAGGAGTAGTTCGAGACCATACTGGGAGGTTGGTAAAGGTCTCGGCAAGATGACCGACCCTACAGTCCACGTTGGTTCCAGCACCAACAGCTGTAATGACTGCAGGGCGAACCTTGCCCGCAGTAGTGCGGACGCTCACATGCCGATTTACCTTTCGGGCATCTAGTGGCATCTCTGTCTCCTAGTATAGCTGAAACGTCCCATCGAAAGCAAACGGGGTCAGCTAGATGTCAGTAATTTCGAAGAACCCGTGCATGACCACGTCTCGCTTGTTGGCTTTGATCACGTCTAGGTGGAAGTAGTGGACTGCTGGGGCGGCGAGGTGAGTGGAGGAACATTGGATAGTGACCTCCGAGTACTTGTCCCCCACCCCCGTGCCGTCATCTATTATCACGATCGTTCCGGCTGCCTTAGTGTAGGTAAAGAGTGCGCTACCATCAGGGTCAGACAGTTTGGCCTTGACATAGAACTCGACTTCAGGGTTACCGTCCAACAAGTAAGGATTAGTTCCGCCTCCAGGGATCTTCTTCTTCAGTCGAATAGTCAACAGTGGGTCACTATCCTCCTTCACAACTATGCGGGTACTCATCTCACCCCCCTTCTTCCGGCTCTATGGGTTGGTAGACATCGTCGCTGGATGTGGTCTCAAGAATGTCCACGACAGCCGTATAGGTGTAGTCGTCTACAATCGCTTCGAACGGACCCCAAGGCTGTGGCGGAGTTGGAGGCCCTGAAAGCACAATGAAGGCCGATACATCGTGCGACCCTGAGGAGTGATCCTCGATGGTTGTCCGCGATGGGAACAGTGCCTCTACGCTCCCTTGGAACGTAGAGTACCCAGCAGCCACTAGACCCTCAATTGTCTCAAACTGAGTGAGGGTCGAAGTGTCATCGACAACAACGTTGATGGACTCTGTAACACTGACGTTGATTGTCGCAAAGATGTAAGCAACGTCCTGTACCGCCGCGACGCTGTAGTCCTCAATCGTCAGCACAGACGGCTGGAAGGCTTCGACGGTCCCGTAGAAGACGCTGTAGTTAGCCGCTACGAGACCAACGATGCCCTCAAACTGCTGTACCGTGGCCTGGTCATCGACCGTGACGTTGATTGCGTCACTAACGTCGACAGAAACAGGTATCCCGCTAAGGAATGAGGTGTCAGTAACAACCTGGTTGCTGTAGTCCTCGACGGTAAGGCCTGCGTTCTCTAGAGGCTCGACTGACCCTTGGAATGTAGTGTAGTTCGCTCCCACTAGCTCTTCTACTGCAGCAGGAGGTGCCTGGCCCGCAAGGAACCATGTGACGTCAAGGGACGTTGTCGAAAGGTACTCATCCCAAGTAGGAGTGACTTCAGCTTCGACTGTACCATAGAAGGTAGAGTAGCCAGCTACTACTAGGCCCTCGATAGTCTCGAACTCGTCAACCTGTGAGGTGTCATCGACAGTGACGTTGATGGAATCGGAGACATCAACGAGCCTGTCTGCAAAGATAAAGGCAGTTTCGACGTTGCCTTCATTTTCAACGGTCAGTCCTTCAGGTAACCAGAACTCAGTAAGATCTGGAGACTGACCGTAATTTGGATCTGCTGCGACGAGCTCCTCGATAGAAGCAGACGGAGCCTGCCCTACAATGAAGCCGGAGACGTCAATCGAAGCCGTACTTTGGTACTCATCCCACGTAGGAGCGGTCTGAGCCTCTACGTCTCCCTGGAATGCAGTGTAGTTGGCGGCAACCAGACCCTCGATGCTCTCGAACTGTTCGCGGACAGAAGTGTCAGTGACAGTGACATTGATAGCATCAGTGACGTCAACATTCCGGGTAGCGAAGATAAACGCCACATCGTGAACAACTGCGTAGTCATTATCCCACGGTGGAGCTCTTGGCATGTGGAGACTCTCGTAGTCGGAGAGTTGCACGATGTCGTGTGCAGCGATGATCTCCGGAGTAGTTGCATCCGAGGGTGGTAAGACCTGTGAGAAGACCCATGTCGCATCGAGGACAGTCACAGTCAGCGACTGTGACTGCTCGGCGGTATCGTCATACTGTGCCATGTACATCGTCTCGCCGTCTGGCGACTGACCCATGGGCACGTGATTGGCTGCGATGAGCACTTCAATCGGGGACTCGACGCTTAGGATGCCCACGTACTCGACCATCACCGCGTTGAACGCGACATCGGGGGCTGCGTCCGTGCTGAAACCGAAGCGAATCTTGCACGCTTCGAGCGTGCTCTGGCTCCACCCGCCCGAAGGCGCGGCGGTAGCCTCGCGCTTGTAGCCGTTGTAGATCGTCGCCGAAGTCGAAGGGTCAACTAGCCCTGTGGTCGCTAGCGTGGTCCCGGCCGAGTCCACCAGGCGCGCCTCACCGTTGCACGCGGTTGTGGCATCCTCTGCTGCGAACAGAGCACGGATGCCCGCGTTCCAGACTGTGCTCAACGTGGGGGCGAGCGTGGCGAGCAGATATTCCAGATATCCCGCAGCAGCGTTCGCAGTCTGCTGGTCATAGTCCTCGCCGGTCTGCGTGAGGTTTGGAGTGGTCCCGTCCCACGCGTCGTCGATGGCCGCGAGCAGAGCCGCGTCGGTGGAAGCCCCCGCCTGGTCGGTGAACGCGCCTGTGCTTGGGTTGTGCGTCCCAGTAGCACCGACGATTGCCATCCCGCAGAAGTGGTCGCCGAGCGGGTGATCGGCCCCAGCGCAGATGATGTAGTCCGAGTACCAGATGTCATACGCACCCTCGGCCCCCGAGCTGCCGATGCGGAGTGCTGTGATGTTCGCGACGGTCACAGTCCCGGTAGCCGTCCCAACGTCGACGCCGTCGACCTGCAGGTTCAGCGTGCCAGAGGTGGTCGACACGTTGTATCGCGCATCGACTCGGTGCCAGTTGCCATCAGCCACATCCGTCACATCGGTTACCGAAGTACCGCCACCAACCGAGGCTTGGATGAAGCCGCTCGACGTCATCCGGACTGTGCCGTTGTTCGTCGACGCGAACAACGCCATGATCTTGTCGGCAGCGGGGTTGGTCGTGTCGGTAGTTCGGAAGTAGAACGAGATGCAGATGTCGTTGGTGGGCGTATCGTAGTTCATGGAGTACCGAACGCCAAGGGTTGCGCTGTACGCCATCTTGAGTGACACCGCGTGGTCCGGCGTTCGCACGACAGACGGGTCAAACGTGATCTCGTTGCCGTCGTGTACCGGAGGCGCAGAGCTATCTATAATGCCGTCAACCCACGCGGGTGATACTCCAGCGTTCGCAACCTCAAGAACCCGATGCTGGAAGGACTCTATCCGCTTGACGGTCGGCATCAGGTCTCACCGCGCACGATTGTCACGCCAAGATCAAAGCAAACAAAAGGGTAAGCTTCTTCATTAGCTACTCCCTGATGACCTTTGGAGGTCGTGGCAGAACGGGCGGGTTCTCTCTCCCAGGAGCCCACAGTCCTGGCTCTTGAATAACCTCTTCGGCTTTGTAAATGACTTCTTTGAGATGACCTTGGCAGAAGGGAATAATGATCCAGCTGTGCAGTGGTAGCTTAGCAAGTAGCCTAGTGTACCAGTCGAGCTGTGGAGGAGTGTCGTCGATGAAGAGCTCTGCAGTTCCGTAGACCGGATCGTCGCACTCTTCAACGGCGCACTTCTTGTACGCCTTCACGACAACTTGAGGTGACGGCCCTGGGCGGAACCCAGGGCCGTACCTCTTCTCGTCGAGGGTCGGCCTTCTCATGCGCCCTTGCAGACTGCGCAGGTGACCGCTTCCATGTCACCGGTGGTAGTGAGTCCGACTGGATCGTTGACTATCTGTCCGCACTTTGTCCTGTAAACAAAGCCCCCACCTGGGGAGTTGTCTGTAGCCTCTATGTACTCGGGTGTCGCGTTCTGCAGATGTACCTCGACGTACTCCTCAGCCGCAGTAGCAGCCACGCCCTCTTCAGTGTCGCCCATGACTTACGGCTCCTCCCAGTACATGGTGCCGGCCCACGTCGTGGCATCTGCACCGATGTCCTTCTGGAGTGAAAGACGTCCTGTGGTGACTACGAAGGGTTCGGCGCCAGGTGGGAACCAGAGGATATAGGTGCCGACGATGTCGAACCCGAATGAACTGATCGTCACACCAGACGTCGGCTCGGCTGTGTAGGTCGAGGCTGCTACCGTGATTGGTACTCCCGAGCTCAGGTCGAGCTGCAACTCCGTGTTCGTGATGTTGGTCTTGGCTTCAGAACCCGTGGTTGTCCGGTTCAGAATCCACCGAACACCCTGAGCAGCGGTCGCCGCCGTGTTGCCGATATGAACCCCGCGCACCTTCGCACGAACCGTCGCCGCGATCAAGGTGATATGGGTCTTAGGTGCGGCTGCGCCGGCGGTCTTGTCAATCGCTGCGAATGCTGCTCCCGCCACTATTCACTCCTTTCATAGGGTACTGACTTACGGACTTGCACAGAGTACAAAGATGGTAATGGAGTTAGCTACCTGTGTTCTTGCGATGACCCTGTATCGCACAGGATTTCCTTCGCTCGGGAACGGGACCAGGTGCGCCGCTACTATGCCATCAACCTCAGGGTCAAAGTTAGCACCTGGGAACTCGAACCCACCCGAGATAGGAACCTCTCCTGGCAGACAGTCGATGAAGAGTGAAGTATACCCGCTGGGATCGGTTGGAACGGAGTAGCTTCTTACTTGTAGGTTAGCCGTTGAGAAGTAACCTGTCGGTCCCTGAGCACCCGTAGGGCCTTGTGGTCCTTCTTGATTCCATTCGATCGCAGTCTCGCTTGAACTACATGTTTGCCCAGCTTCTGTGTCGATTACTCGAAGGGCTCCTCGAATGTTTGGATTGCCTGACGTGAGATAGCAGCCGTGAATCACTCCACTGCTATCAGGGATAGACGCAACTGCTATGCCGGCAGATACTAGCATCACACCTAAGACGATTCCGACAAGCAGCTTCTTCATCTTATGCCCCTATGTTGATCGTAAGTGTTGCCGTCAGCACCCAAGTCTGCGTCGACGGCTTCGTTCCTAGCACTTCAACCTTGCGGCTGAACATCGTGCCTGCGGCCACTGCATTGAAGTAGCCCCATTCTTCCCATGCGAAGTTTGCCTCTCCAGGCGCAAAGCTCGCCTTGGCTGTAATCACATTGACTGATCGAGATGGGAATGTGGCTTCCATAGGCCGTCGAAAGACTGATCCACCTTGAAGGTCCGTCTGACCAGCTGCGAAGGCTGCGTTCGAGTTACCGACTCCGAGGTGTGCGTTCGCTGCATTGAACTCCGTTACTGCTTCACCGTTGAAGTCAGTTGCAATGTGGTTTCGGCCTGCATCAGTTAGAGCCATTGTCTACCCCTAGGATCTGTGTGTTGACAGCAAGTGAGGAGTCCATAGGTGGTGGGTTTAGAATGCGTTCGATGACCTTGCCATCCTTGATCCGTAGGACTTCGATCGGCTTGTCACCTTCTTTGTACTCACCCTCGTACTTCTCTAGCAACACCTCCTCGTCGAATCCGAGTTCCGAAATGTCCCTGCGATCAGGCACCCTCCACCTCCTTTACGCGTGCTCAAGTGCCATGAACGCTCTGATCGAAACAGCCGCAGGAGCGTTACAGCGGATGACGAACCCTTCACTGACTGCGCTGTCGTACGTCTGCCCGAGTGAGAAGTCGTAGGCGAACAGGCCCTTGTTGGGATCGAGTGCGAAAGGCCTCAACGCTGTAACAACAGTAGGCTCAGTAGTCCAGGCGAATCCTGCTGTCCAGTCGGCTGTAGTGACCCTTCCGTAGGTCTGGCGTTCCGCCCCAGCCGTTGAGGCAGTACCTGGTGAGTTAGTCGCGAAAGTGCAGTAGCAGACCTCGACGAGCACCGGTTCAGCAGAAGCCGTGACTCCGTCGAAGTCGATCTCGAACCCCTGCAGGTCAAGACCTACGCTTGCTCCCGCCTTGGCTCCAAGAACTGTCTTAGCAACACCGGCGGAGAGTGCGACCTCACCTTCGGTTGAACATGCATACCCGAGCTTGGTCATATCCCCTCCTCCCTATGCTGCCCTAAAGAGCCCGGCAACGTTGATCTGTGCAGTTAGATCTGTACCGTCTGTGGTGACTGAGAAGTCGTGGTACGTCCAGGGGATAATGTTCGAGTCGGTACCTGCAGTAGTATCGTCATCATAGCAGACAATAAGCTTGCCAAGTGTGTTGTTCACACCACCGCCTGCAGATGTCCAGATTTGGTCAGGGACGTCGAGGTCTCGACGGTTGTTTGTGTCATCGGGCGCCGGCAAGGCTGCAAGCTCGGCATCAGTCAATGTCTTCCTGACATAGTTCGTGAAGTCAGCTTGGTCGTTCGCTGCTGCTAGGAGTGCTGACAGATCATCGTGGTTGTTGAGTGTATCATCCGCCTCAAGACCAGTCGCTTTGAGTAGGACGACGATGAAGGCGGAGTTCGCGTGGTGGTTGGATTCAATGATGTTGTACCATTCAACACCGCGACCCTTGGCGATGTTGAAAACGCCGTCAGCCACTCTTCACCTCCTTCCTACCCGAGTTCAGCTCTTCGGCTATGCCTACCTTGACGACCTTCTCGTGAGTACCGTCTGCGTACTCAACGATATAGACGTCCGGACCGTCCTTCGGGTCGTCCGACTTACGAATGACTCCGTCGCGTTCTTCCATCTGCATCACTCCTTTGGCCCACCTGTAATGCTACCCTGTCGGGAACCGTCAGCATTCTGACCCTTCGGGACTTCTCCGTTAGGCGGAGCGGGCTGTTCTGGAGAAGCAACCACAGTTGGCCTGCCCTTCGTTATCCTCGCTTCGACATCACGTTCTGTGACGTCGTCGCCTCCAAGCGGGAGGTCCATCTGATCACGGGTCCACTGCTCAAGGTCCGGAGTAGGCGTGAGGATTCCAGGTTCAGTAAGGTTCCTCATCGCGACGCTGAAGGCCCTCCAGTCCGCAGCCTCACCGATACGCCTAACACGGAGCTCAGGGAAGTTGGTCACCTTCGGTCCGTAGTTGTACCTGATGAGTTCCGGGATCGCATCCTTGTTGATGTTCATCCGCACGATGTCAGAGACATAGCGCAAGGCCTTCATGAAGATCTCCATCTGCGAACTACCAAGCGCCCGAGACCCTGAAGTGGTACTACCGAGGTTCATGAACTGCCCAAGGACGTTACGAGCAATCATGAGGTCGTGGTGCTCCGCTGACTGGAGGACGTTCACGACGCCTGTGTTCATCGCAATGAACTCAACATCCCAGCCAGGAGGCAGTGTAACATATGCCTTCTCGTTCGTCCTCAGGTTCCGTCCGAGTTCGTTAGCGAAGTTCTTGTCCTCGTTCGTGAAGCCTGGTGGAAGTTTGATCTTCGGGATACCAATGCCGTGTCGTTCTTTCTGAATTGCATCGACCTTGTACAGGTTCTCTTTGTAGTACCAGTGTTTGTATGCACTTCGAAGGATCGAGGTACCCTGTGGGTCCCCGCCCTCCCTGTCAAGAGTGAAGATCAGCAGTTTCTGTGATGGAATGTCGACCTGTGAAGAGAAGTTCGTTAGTCCATCGACACGGTTGAAGACGATATGGTTGACAGTGCCATTGCCGTTGAACTCGAAACGGTCGATGTGTACTGGGTGTCGAGGTGCGAAAGCTTCCCACCGGACTACTTCCTTCTCACGTGGGCGCTGCTTCTGTATGTTCTTCCACGTATCCGTCGTGAACACCTTCTCAAACGTGTAGTACCCGTAGTCGAGCATGAGAAGGCATTCCCAAAGGAACTCGATGAAGGGAGTCCGCATGTGGTTCAGAGCCCACCACGTGAAGTCTGCGATCTCCATGTCCTGAGGAGATGAAGACGCAGGGTTCATGTACCACTGTGCACTGATGATTGGAGTCTTCACCAGGCGCAGTGTAGCTCGAACCTGCGCATCAGACCTACGCATTTGGTCATAGGTCTTGATGCCACGGATGCCTCGGAGCTCTGGGTTGTACTCGATGATGCCAAAGCTACCGTACGACGTCATACCGGTAGCTCCGAGCTCCCTTAGGGACGGCGTGTCCGCTAGTTCCTTAGGCTCGTCTCGGGCATCCTCTACAGTCATCTTGGCTTCTGTAGACAGACCAAGACCTGCTCGAAGTCGATCTCCTAGTGCCATGTATCACCACCTCGGGATGTCGTCTAGACGGAACGAGGAGTCGTCAGCCCTCGAGAAGACACTCTCACCACGGCTGAAAATGCCTACTGGATCGGGCTCACGATCCATAGGGTCAGTCGGGTCCGTGTTGAAGTTGCTTGTCTCCATCACGTCCGAGAGGTGGTAGCGGGCGCCAAGTTCGAACAGGTGCATGATGCCGTATCGAATCGCATCCATGCAGTGGTCGTTCTTCTTCTTGGGCTCTTCCTTCTTGTTCTCGTCAGCTGTCCTAGAAAGCTGCTTGGTCCGATAGTTCTGGAACTCGAAGATGGTGTTCTCACAGTTGCGGTCAACGTACAAGTGCGTCTTCTGTTCGCCTAGGTCATTCAGTTGCACTGCCAAGAAGTCCTTCACCTTCTTGATTCCCGTCAGCCAGTCCTTCTTGGCCTCTGGGTCACTGTAGGTAGGAGCGACCAACCGACTCATTGTCGCAGTAGCCTTAGGGTCAGCCGAGTCCCCGAAGCCACAGACGATCTTGTATCCTTCAGGTTGTGGGCGTGCGTTCATGATCTCTGCATGGTCGCTGTCAATCTTACCTGAGTCGTAGTACTCCCTCCAGATGTAGACTTCGTCTGAAGGTGAGATCTGTGCGTCTATAGCCACGAACGGATTTTCGAAGCCGTAGTCAAAGAATAGGTAGTTCGGCCAATCGGGATTGTACACATAGCGGTCGACGATGTGGACTTCATCAGCCCACTCGGTGTAAATCTGCCCCACGAAGGAGCGAAAACTAGCTCCGATCTCCTGCCAGAAGAAAGGATCGTCCGGTGTTCGTAGCTGCCTTTGGATCTCCGGGTCATCAAAACCCTCCGGGTACACGTACGGATTCTCCCAAGCTGGGAAGTTCCAGGACTCCCAATCCTGCTTCGAAGGATCCTGTCCCCACTTGTAGATGTCGTAGTACCAGTTGAAGCCTTCAGGCGTGCTTGGGAAGATCGCCCAGCCATGCTGGTCCGCGAGCGCAGGCGTAATGTACTTATCCCAGACAGTAGGCGACTGTTTTGCTGCCTCGGAAACAATGACACCAGCTAACCCCTCACCGACCAAGGTATCCGGGTGCTGCGCACTCTTGACATCTACCCGAGTACCCCATGGCATCTCGATGTACATGTCACCAGTGCGAACGTTGTACGCCTTCCTCTTGATGTTGTTCCCCATCTTCAGGTCGATGATGATGTACTCCCACAAGTACCGGAACTCCTTCTCACCTAGTTCATATGTCGGCCCGACGATCCAGTACCTATTTCCCCGTTTGGACAAATCAAGCAAGTCTGGCAACAGTTCTGCAGCTGCCATCTTCGACTTGCCAAATCGCCTTCCGCACACAGGTACCTTGAACCGTGCAGGACTATCGTGGAACAGCTTCTGCTTCACGTGGGGCGTGTATTTGATCTTCTCCCACAGAGCCTGGGAATCAATCATTGGACCACTCCGCCCAACATGTCTACTAGGTCCCTACCATCGAGTAGTCGCACGTTGCACAGAGCCCTTCCGAAACTGTCCAGCTTAGTCGACTCGACCCAGACTATCGTACCAGGTGGAATCAGGGTACCCAGGAGGACCTTGGCATCCTCGTACCCTGGTTGCCCCCTTTCTGGTGTGTCAATACCGAGTACCCTGATCCGACTAACGGCGCCCGTTACCTCTCTCCTCCAGACGCCCCATCCAAGATCGAGGTCAGCAGCGAACGTGTCACCGTCGATGACACGAACAACCGTGGCTTGCACGGTCCAGGTTGTCATACGGGTTTGAAGACGCCGATTGTGAGTGCAGTGACCCCGCTGTACGTGAACTCGATCCTACCAGTAGCAGGGTTAGTGAACCGGGTAGGATCGAGTTCAAGCATCCGCTCCTGTGCGTTTGGGATCACGAAGTCGACATCAGGGTCGAACGACTTAGCTCCAGTTGGCGCGAGGCTCGTTGGGTCGTTGATTGTGAGCGTCCAAGACGCCGAGTGCGCGTTCTTTACGTGGATGATGCACCTCGCACCTTCTGGGGCAAAGGAGTCTCCGCCTCCTGCAGCTGCTACATACGCAGGAGTGAGCAGCGTCTGCAGGACCAGTGGTTGAACAGTCAGTACAGCCACTTACGCTCCCTTCACTCGGCCTTGTCTTTCTGGATGTCGCCGAGGAGTTCCTTCCAGGGATCGCTGAGCCCACTCTGACCCACGGGCTTGCCAAGGTTCCACTCCAGAACGTACTTGGAGGACTCCAAGCGAACACGTTCTGTGGAACCGTTCTCGGCCAGCTGGACTAGCTGCTGAGCCGCGGAAACAAGTCCATCTTTCAGGATCTGCTTGGCTGCTTCCTCAGGCGACTCGGAAGGCTTGTATCCGTGGAGGGTTGCGAACAGCTCCTCGTCAGATGGGATGTTGTTGCTGTCTGCGAAGTGTTGGTAGTCCTGTGGACCGCCGTGTGCATCATCTCCCGCGGTCTCGCTGGACATTCCCTTCACCTCCTCCGCTTGGTGTTGCTGTCCAGTGTCTCGCTGATCCTTCCCTCCTAGTATAGCTGGGTCACTCCTTGCAAGGCACGCTATGTCTCGTGGGTACCCTGTATTTTCCAGGTACCCGGGTGTGTTTGGTAGGGGCAGAACCGTTCGCAAACGGGTACCCCTGATGGAATCAGTAGGGGTACCATTGAGGGGCGCCGTGACTAAATCGTTACGTTCGTTTCGATTTCATGTAATATGAAGTTGTAAGATAAAATCAAATAGGAAAGGAGGTGGAATACTATGAAGACTATCAGCATCTATCGTCTGGCAAAGACTGCTGGCGTGCAGCCACAGTCGCTGTACACGCAGGCGAAGCTCGGCGCGCTTCCTGCGAGGAAGACGACGTGCGATCACTGCGGGCACACGGCATGGACTGTCACGGAATCTGACGCCGCTGCGTACCTGAAGAAGCGGGCGGATCGACAGGCAGCTCAGGCCTAACTGTCAATCTGAGAGTGAGACGAAAGTCTCACTCTCGGATTGAACGTTAGGAAAGGAGGTGAACAACATATGAACAAGCACATGGCCCGCAAGGCCACCCTGGCCCTGGTCGCCGTTGCAACCCTTTCCGGAATCGGAATCGGACAGGCGACAGCTGGTGGTGGGACAGTCCGCGTACGCGTGCCGGTGTGTGCCGAGGACGAGACCTTCCTCAAGGGGAAGGGGGACTTCGACGGCCGACGCTGGGACCGCTACGTGTGCATCCACCCTGACAACCTGAAGTAGGGTGGACCCGGGAAGCCGGTCCGAAAGGGCCGGCTTCCCTTATGCTCTATTGACAATACTGGGAACACAACTTTCGACCCTGGGAGTAATTCGGCTACTTCCTAGGAACACAACTTTTCTGCATGGGACTAATTCGGCGCGGGCGGGTTGGGCTACCCTTCGGGCACATCTTTCCACAGGGCGCGGGGGGCCTATCCATCATCATAAGCAGGG